GCAAGTTTGATACACGAGGGAGCCCAGGAGGGCACCCCAGAGATGCTCTTTGTCCCTTAGATAAGGGGAGATATCCCTTGTGTCCTCTATCACCTGTTGGCCCATACCGTAGGCCGTGCCACCATAACCTAGTGTCATGACGTTACGCTTTACAGTCTTACGCTGGATTTTCTTGTCCTGAATGTTTGTCCAGTAAACAGGAAAGAGTTTCTCTCGCAAGCCTCTGTTTTGATTACGCCAAGTCTGAGCTGCTTGAAACGCTAGAGCCTTTCTTTCAGACTTGTCTGGTGCTTCTTGATACTCCTTTTGAAGCTTTGTTGCTGTTTGAAACACATCATTAAACTTGTTAATAGTTTCTGGTTCTAACTTGCTCTTTTTGTTTTCAAGGCTTTCCCAAGTCTTCTCTGCGATAAACATGTAAACATCGCCAGGAAGGTCTTGAGGAACCAAGTTAACTAGAGGGGCAACTTCATCATCTTGAGACATAGCCACAAGGTGTTGAACACCGTTATTAGACCCATCAATATAGACTGGTAAACAACTTGGGAAGTCTTCTGGTTCGTTACCATCCCCATTCCAGTTAGAAACCATACTATGCTCATGACAAGCAGACAAGAAGCTAAACGGTTTGTCAGCTTTCATCCAACCAATATTTTTCATAGGGTTGTTAACATAAGACATCATGTCGTCAAAGTTATCCATAACCCACTGAGCACGGTCATCAAGACTAACCTTGTCATTACCCCAAACGTTAGCAGTGTGAACACACAACCAGTAGTAACCGTTTTCCCCAAGAGGCACTGCCTCGTCTAGCATTAGGATACCCTTTGCATTGTCACTAGACTGCTCGTGTAGGAAGGCTGTGTTAGGGTAGATACGACCACGGAAGTCGAGGTTATACAAGTGATAGAATGGCTTGTCTAGGTTCTTCTCTGCAAGCCTCTGGATAGCCTCTGCTTCGATGATTAACGAAGCCCGTTTAATTGGATCAATCTCTTTTGTGAACTTAAAAGGGTTTGACTCAGAGTGCATACACTGCTTGTAAACCTCAAAGACAGGTTGGTTGATACGCCAAGCTGTATTGTTTAGCTTATTTAGAGTATCAACAATATAGCTCATGTCATTCTTCTCAAAGTACTTCAGAGCATCTTCATAGCCTTTCTTAATGACACTGATACCTGTTGTAGAGTGATAGGCAGAACCATCCCAAGGCGCTGCGGGTGTGTTTACAGGGAACATGTCACACTTCTCAGTGTCTACAAGATCCAGTAACTCTTTAATTGCTACCCAGTCTTTTGCGTAGATGAAGTAAGTTCTGTGTTTATCTTTTTTACCATTACGATACGTGTGTTTCTTACGATAGCCCAGTATCCCAAGCTCAATATAACTAATTAGAACAAACCAGCCACCTTGAATGTCTAGCACACTGTTTTGTTTCTGACGTAGTTTCTGTCTTAACCTTCTACCAATACTACTAGCTACTTCCACTAGGCTGGAGTTTCTTTCTAAACCCTTTAAAATGTGAGTGTAAGAGAACTCTACAATATCTCTCGCCCCCATTTCAGTTAAGAAGCTAGCCGCTTGTCTTTTGTCTAACATTCCTTGTCTGTATTCAAGATCTTTCGTTAACTTGTCTAGAGTATTTTCGATCATTCACTATTCCTTACGTAGACATTGTACTCTTGTACTCTACTTTTCTGGGACATAATAGTTATTCGTCGTCGCCCTTATTATAAGCTTTCACAAGCACATACAATAGGAATACGCCAATAACTTCTACCAATATACTTACCTCTTTATAGATTTGAAAAAAAAAGCTTAGTTTAAAACCCCCCACTCCCCGAAGGGAGTGAGAGGCGTTTGTCTTAACCGTTCAATCGTGGGTTGTTAGTGTCTAGTGTTTTAACCCAGTTACGAACAGAGTCCCTACAGCAACCAAGGTCATAGGCAACCTTAGCAATGCTCTCGCCGTTAATTACACGAGAAGCAGCAACAACACGTTCAGCGTTACTCCGACCCTTATAGGGTTGCCCCTTTTTAAGAGTGTAACGAGAGTTGCTATACAGGGATGAGATGGAAGGGAAGTTACGAGTAGCCATAAGAGATCTCCTTATTTATTGGCATTACAGACCCTGTGGTCTAAAAGACCCTCCAACTTTTTAGGGCTGGAGGGCTAGTTAAACAACAGGGAGGATTCCAATGAAATCCACGGAATCCACTCATCGAATGGATTCACTGGATCTCACTGCTCCTGAAGTGTGGCTTCTTCGTCCACCTCTTCGTGATCACTCAAATGACTTACGTCAATGTAAGTGTGAGACCACTTTTCATCAATTGCTTTAACAAGGTTGCTAAAGCTAATTGACTGCAAATGTTCCTTCTGCTCTTCTTCTGTGAGTTTCTGTTTAACGGCCATTAACGGTCTCCACTTTAATGTTGCCTACGTTTTGTAGAAACTGACTGCGAACAGTTTTAGCATAACGGTCTGCGTCAGACTTAGCTAAGAAAGACTTGTGGCAAATCAATTGCAGGTCAAGGTCGTAGATGCCTACTTTGTAAACAGTGTTCATTTGTCTTCTCCTTTAAGAAGGTATGGGGTAACGGCGTAGTCCGCAATAGCGGCTAGGAAAGGTGCAGCAAGAGCTGATAGTACAAGTACGTGTTCCATAGTGTTTTCCTTTCAGGAATTTTTAGACCACATGATAAGTGCAGAGACAAGTGCGATAGACGAAAAGAGTAGGTTTGCGAAATGAAGTTCCATAGTGTTTTCCTTTATGGGTTGTTGTGTTGATATATGTTATATCATTATAGATGCGCTAGCTTTCTCGTTTTTTATAGAACAAATGTGTTCCGACTTTACTTACATACTCTAAATCATCTGCCCAGTAAGGCCAGACATAGTCTGCATGGTAGTGGGTGGTGTCTGTTCCAGGCAAGTATGTCTCAGGCTCAGACATGATAATAGTTGCTGTCTTGTAGATTTCCTTCCATGCTTGTTTGTCTAGGTAGCTCATTTTTGTAGGGTCATCAGTTAGACCATCGTGTGTCCAGCTGAACTGTTGTTTCTGATAAACTACCTCACAAATGGTATCAGGATAACTGCTAGACTCAACTCGATTAAGAGTTACTTCAGCTACCATTTGCTGACCGATTAAAGGCTCATTACGGGCCTCAAAAAACATATTAAGTGCTAGGCACATTGTTGCGGTTATCATTTTACTTTCCTTTATATCTTTTTAGTTCTTCTTTTTGTTTTTTTGCTAATTTTTCTGTTTTTTGTTTTAAACCAATAAGTATGTCAACACCAAAAAAACCAAGCGCAGTTCCAATGTTTACACCCTCTTCAAAATGAACACCTTCGGTAAAAACAAAGGCAAGAATCCCGAAGATACCAACATAAACCGAAACGCTCCAATATTCTGATTTTGCTCCATTTGCTTTGCTAAAATAACCCATTACTATTAATCTTAACAACAGTCCGACTACCGCCGAAGTCATTACATTTTCCATTTTGGTTTCCTCTTGGATTTCCACTTGGGGTTGATGATAAATGATTTTATCATTATAGATGCCTTGTTTTTCTCACTTTTTTATGGCTACAAAGCCCGTTCAATTGTTGTGGAGATGCCATTTCTGACACCTCCTGTTACGTTTATATTTACCAGACTGCTCTGGTTACACACGAGGCGTAGTAGCCCGCAGCCCCTACGAGAGGTGCTCCGATTACAGTAGAGACACCTATTGCAGGTAGAGTAGACCCAACCAGGAAGGGTTGAGAGAGTGCGCCCGTCAACCCCAGATAGGAGGCCCCTGATGCAACACCTGATGCAGCACCCATTACAGGTGCGTATGCTACTGCAGTGACACCTGCCACTACCGCAAATGTAATTCCCGCTGTAGCGCCTATCACTACGTCGCTAGTTGTGCAGGGGTTGTCATCTTCCATTTCGTGAGCAGGTATAAATTCGTAACGCTTTTCCGTATCCCATGCCATTGCAGACGTTGAGATTGTAGAGACGAGCATTGCTGTGATTAGTACGTTTTTCATTTTGGTTTCCTCTTGGATTTCCACTTGGGGTTGATGATAAATGATTTTATCATTATAGATGCCTTGTTTTTCTCACTTTTTTGTGAGGGGGTTTTCACCCCTCTGCCTCCCATTCGCATTGGGAGTCAACCACTTCCTTTTCAGGTAGCGGTGGTTCCCAGCATACCTCTCCAGTATCTGGGTCAACGCCACACCATTCGTGTGACGACCGTGTTCCATCTGACCAATGAAACACTATGTGGGTTGAGTAAATTCCCATTTGCACCTCCTCTTAGTTGCGCTCAGTTATTGTTATAATTTGTATCAGTCTTTTTTTT